TAATGCTTATTGATAGATACTGTGACAGCAGTATTAGTTGCTGCTGATAATGTTACTTGTGTGTTTGCTGCTTTAGCACTAGCTGAACCTCTCGCTGGAACTGGGATATATATAGTGTCACCCTTCTTTCCTTTGTGAGATAGCTTAGTTACTAGGTTAGCAACCACTAGATTTGACTTATATGCACCTATTACTTCATCACTCCACAACTCGGGGATGAAGTTATTAGCTACGGAAGTCGTTACTTGGTTTGAACCCAAAGCCATTTTACTTCTCCTATTATAGTATTATTATTTGACCCTTCCCTCGGCATACGCTGACTGAATTTCATCAGCCAAAGTAGCGTATCGGTTTGGGTCTGTTACCTGTAGATTAATTAAATCTGCTCTACGGTAAACCTTCTTTCCGCCTATAGAATCTGAAGTAGAACGCGTCTCAGTTGTTGTAGCTTTAAGTGCTTTATCTCTTTTTTCTGTCTCTGCTTTTTGAACCTCTTTGGTCTTGTCAATCATGTTGACTTTATCGAACATATCGAAGAGTTCTATTGCGTAGTCAGGTCGATAATCACTATCTGCTTTCTTAAACATCTCAGTACGAATTTCTGAATTACCTACCCAATCTTGAAACTCTTTATTGGCTACTCTATCTTGCCAATCTGGGTATGCTTTTTCAAGAACTCCAACTTGATGTTGTTGTGCCTGGATTTTTCGTTCTTGTCTTGCTTCAATCAATTCTGGGTGGTTTTCTATAGCTTTATTTACTGCATCAGCAGGATCACTATAAAAATCTTGTTCAAAATCAACTGATTCTTCTAGATTTGGAGTAGTTTGATTTGCATTATTTTGTGCATCAAGTAAAGCCTTAATTAATTCTTTCTGTTGTTTAAGTTCAGCTTTAGTCTCACCGAGAGTATTGCTTTGCTTATTCATCAAATTTTCAGCTTCTTGCTGCATTTTAATAACTTCAGACATTGATTTACCCGCATACTTTTCAGGAATTTCAGATTCAGATTCTTGAGTTGCCTCCGTCTGAATATCTTCTGTAAATACTTCCTGTGTTTCTGTTATTGGCGCATCCGCTAAAGGTGCTTCATCTACTACTATACTTTCACTCATTGTGTTCTCCGTCCTCTTCAGGATTGTGAAGTTTGATTATGTTGGCTTTCCGTTTTGGAGTTGTTCCAACGCTAGGTGTGTTGAATTTTCTAAAGTTAATAAAAACCTTATCATGTTCAACTGACCTTTAGCTTCCCAAAGGTCTTTTTCATCAGTCATAGTGTCGATGTCGACCACATTAAACTGAATTTTTTCTATATCAGCAATCAAATCAAGCCAACCATCTGACTCCATCATTGCTAAACGATCTTCTAAGAACCGATCATCTGTTTTTGGCATCGGTTATTGAATATTTCCGTTAATTACTCTTTTTTGACCAGCTTCTCTAGCTTTAGCTAGGTTTAATATTGTTTCTGATTGTAGATGATCTACTTCAGGCATATTTCGTGCTGTTTCAGAGCGTTTGTTTTCAATATCAGCAGTCATTTTTTCTAAACCTATAGCATCTTTTTGTAATTTAAGAATTTTTTCTTGCATATCCATTTCATTAGGCATTGTTATAGAGGCTTGTGCCTGGTGCAATATTGCTTTAGCTTGTTCTTCTTGCGCTTCTGCTAAAGTCTTTTGTATATCAGCTTTAGCTTGCTCCATTTCTAACTCGTGATGATATTGCTGCATTTGTTCTTGCTCTGGATTTGGCTCATTGCCTTGCATTAACGCATTTACAATTTGGTCTCTATTGTGAATAGATGAGTTTTGGAACATTGCCAATAATATGACATTAAACGCAGGTGAATCTTTAGGTATAGCTTGTAGCATTTGAACCATTTGAGTCATTTCTAACTCTTTGGCCATAATGCCCATTGTTGAATAAGGCACAAATTTGTAATCACTAACAGGGTATCTGTCAATGTCAAATTGAATCTTTCTCCACATACACTTATTAATCATAGGAATAAGGAATGTGTTTTGAAAGTTCATTAGGGTGCGTTTTTGGCGTTTAATTGCAGCAGACTGCATCATAGACATACCACTAGCTGTATCACCGCCTTGAGAGGCAGTATCAGCCGAACCAGTACCCATTTGAATCATGTTTTGTAGGCTTGCTACTTGTGTAAATGTAGATTGATCTGTTCTACCCATGTCGAGTGGCATTATTGCTTCTCTAGGAGAGCCATTAGTTAAAACAGTCTTACCAGGTCTTACTTCAAACTTAATACCGCGTGGTAAGCGTGTAGCATCAGCAGCCATCATAGGCGTTGTTGTTAATGCTAAAGAATCTATTCTTGCTCTCATTTCAGCATCTAGAGCCTTTTGTGGGTTGTAGCCTTTTTCCGCTACGCCTCTACCCCAGAATTTGTTTGGCACAATATCGTGTTGGTATGAGATGAATGGCCTATCTTCCATCATAAAAGCGTTTTCTTCGACTCTTAAAATGTACTCATCATTACATATAGTAACCACAGCTTCGACCAACTCATCAGACTTAGTGTATTCAAAATCGTCTTTATCTGCTTTTGGTTTTAAGAAGCGTTTAGGTACTTTACCCCAATACTCTGTAATCTTGACTGAATCAGATTCGTCAGGCGATTTAGTTTCAGGATCGTAGCTAATTCTTGTGGTTGTAAAATCACCATCCAGGGGTACATCTCTGTATATACCAGAGCGCATACCTTCAATAACATGGTATCTAGGCTTAATAACCTCATGTGCAACACCTAAAGCCTCATTAATTGAGTTAGCACTAGGGTCTATTAAAAATTCTTTAGGACTAATAGGTTCAACACGCACATCAATGGACGGGATTTCCACTAACTGACGAGTGGTGGTAAGAGTGCCTGCGACTGGCACTTCTGAGGGGGAGCGTTCGATTGTTTGATCGACAACTATCTTACCAATTCCCGTTCCATAGATTGCCCCATTCAAAAAGACTTCACAAACAGAATCTTTACATCCTGTTTTTTCTAAATCTTCTTGTAACAAGTTGCGAATATACTCAGCATCACTAGGGTCTTGGTCAAGCATATCATCTTGTATGTCAAACCACTTACCACGACCAAAAGTCGCTTCTTCTAATTCTGCTACTGATGACTCTATAGCTTGCTGAAGAGCAGGTGCTATAAGTCTTGACTTTTCTGACTGCCTTGTTCTATCTTCTTGCAGCCAAATACCTCTCCATAGACGATAGTATTCATCCCATTGTGGAATGTAATTAATATCTCTATGAGTACGCCATGTCTCTAGTCGATAATTAAGCCAACTAGCAAGCGCTTGGTATTTAGTTTCTCTTTCCATATTAGTACATAATGTCCTTAATAAAGTTTTCCTATATTATACCAGAAAAATAGCATAAGATTAGGGTTTGTAGAGTCTTTGTAGAAAAATATTCTACAATTAATGATATTTACGAGGTTTTTTTTCTACTTCAACTAAATTGTCTATTAACATCTTACAAATAGTCATATTTACCATCTCAGAATTAGAATAATCCGAATAATCCATATCTTCTATCATGTTTGCTATTATTTGACAGGCAACTTGGTATCTTGTCTCTAAATCTTCGCCCATTTCTGAGTAAACAAGTATTTCGTCTAGTTCTTCTTCACTCATATTATCAAAATCTATATCATCTTCTGTCATTCTAGTATCCAGCAATAGCATCAGTAGGCTGCCAATCATCTTCTAGTTCTATAGAGTGAGCAAAGTCGGCAACAGAGACTTGATCAATATAAGCAAGAGCATCCAGCAAATCATCATGTGCCAAACGATTAGGAAAATCGAGTAATTGGTTAGTAAAGACCTTCCAATCTTTGTCTGGGTTAAAGGAAATCTGCCCATGCTCCATTCTTCCTTGTAAAGACCAGGTAATCCTGTCATTTTTTTTCTTACCACCATGTCTGAGTTCTATAATCGAAACCCACTTGCCTTCCGTTCGCATTTCATCTTCAAGGTAAGGCAAAATAGCATTTCTTAAAGAGCCTGTTTCTATACCGACAGTAGAGGACTCAACAGTCAAAGCAGACTTGAGTATCTTCTTTGCTGTCTCTTTAATATTCCAACGACCATGTAATATGTCTTTAACCCACCACTTATCACGATCTATCTTTACTATCGCAATTGCTGTTTCGTCCAGCCTAGAGCGTTTAAGATTTCTTTCTTGTTCTACAGCTTCATAACCAGCAGGGTCTATAGCTATGACATAATTGCCTTCTTCTGGCTCATCTTCTACTTTAAACCACTCTTCTTTAAAAATACCACCAGAGGTTGTCTCAAAAGATGCCTCAAATTCTTGTCTAAAGGACATAGAGGACATTGTTTTCTTAGAGGCCTCAATTTCTTCTGCTGGCAAAAAAGGATTATCTGTCGAAGTAAACTGGAAGGCATCCCAATCTTCATCGTCCAGGGCATCTTTATACAGGTCAAAGAAATGGTTCTTACCTGCTGGCGTTCCTATAAACAAAGCACCACCACGAACATCAGCAAGAGTAGGGCGAATAATCTGTTCCCATACGATTGGCTTCATAGAAGCATATTCGTCAAGCACGACATATGAAAGCCCAACGCCACGAAGTGTTTCAGGTCGGTCACTGCCCTTAAGATATATCTTACGACC